CGGCAACATTCAAGGGGCTATATCTTCGGCAAATGATGTTTTGCGGGTTCCACTACCTCTTTTAATGTCGGAATGGGCGGATGAGCATTTTTATCTTTCTCCTGAATCGTCAGGCATTGAGGGCCGGTGGAAGAACTATCCGTACCAGATCGGGCCTATAAACTGGCTTGGCAATGACGATATACGAGTGTTCACATGGAAGAAACCTGCCCGGGTTGGTTATACGAAGATATTGCTGATCGATACCGGGTACTATTCAAGCCATAAAAAGAGGAATCAGGTTATTTACCAGCCTACCGACTCAGACGCGTCTGATTTTACCCGTGACGAAGTCGATACCATGCTCCGGGATGTGTCAGAGGTCCGCAAACAGCTCCGATGTGATCCTGAAGTAAAAAGCCCATATAACACTATGGAGAAAAAGACTTTTAAGGGTTGTATTTTAGACATCAAAGGCGGGAAATCCGGTCGGAACTATCGAAGAATGACAAAAGACCGGGTGAAGTATGATGAACTGGATGGTTTTGATCATGACATTGATAAAGAGGGGTCTCCGACGTCGCTTGGTGATACAAGGATAAAGACCAGCACGTTTCCGAAGTCAATTCGCGGCTCTACTCCTAGAGAAAAATCAACATCGTTGATCGAACAAAGTTTAAGAGAAGCTGACAAGGTGTTTGCCAGACATCTTCCCTGTCCTCATTGTGATCATGAGCAGTTTTTGAAATGGTCAAATATAACCTTTGAAAACAAAGATCCTGAAACGACTAAATATGTTTGTGAGAAAAACGGCTGTGTGATCGATTATAGCGATTATCCGGAAATGGATAAAAAAGGCCGCTGGAAAGACGTAACATTGAAAAAAGACGGCACCATTGTTGATGGTAATGGTGATTACTACGATGAGGGCCTTGATCTTTTCTTTAATGCGGAGGGTGAAATCGTAGTCGATCCCCGTCACATCGGGGTTGTTCTTTGGGGTGCGTACTCCTATCATCAGACATGGGCAGACGGGGTTTATGAATTCCTAGCAGCCAGAGCAGAACAGAAGAAAGGCAATCTCACAAAGATGAAAACCTGGATAAACATTTATCTGGGCGAATCATACGAAGAAAAAGGGGAGCGGGTTGAGCAGGAGTGGGGTGGTCGGCTTGAGGATTACAATGTTGTTGTTGCAATCCCGAATGATATTTTGATTATCACCATCGGTGCGGATGTTCAGAGTGGCAAGAATGCACGGATTGAGTGTGAGATTGTCGGGTATGGATTGGGTGAGGAATCGTGGGGGCTTGATTATCTGGTTATTCCCGGAAATCCAATCCATGATGAGGTGTGGGACCACCTGGATGAGACTCTTTTGAAAACATTTACCCGTGAGGATGGGGTTGTTTTAAAAGTTGCCGGGATGGTGGTTGACTCCGGACATCTTCAGGGCAGGGTGTTTCAGTACACCGGTCCACGGCTGCGGCGACAGGTGTATGCATCCAAAGGTAAGGCTCAACATACCGGACCGATTGCCGGTAAACCGACATGGCAGGGTGATAAAAAGACCGGTCGAGCGTTGCAGATCCCGGTTAATACCGACGAAGCCAAAGAGACGATCTATACCAGGCTGGAAGAAGTTGAAGAGCATGGTCCTGGTTATATGCACTTTCCGGCGCATTATGATGACGAATATTTCAACGGGCTGACTGCAGAAGAGAAAAAGACCAGATATGTCCGGGGTGTGCCTAAAAGAGAGTGGGTACCTATTCCGAATCGGCGGAATGAGCCGCTTGATTGTCGGGTTGCGTCGCTGGTTTCTCTCAGGCGAATTAACCCAAATTTAAAACGGTTAAAAATGCGGCTTGATGCACTGGCCGACTCGATATCAAGAAACGTGGTCCCGAATGGCCGCACATCCAGGAGGGTCCGCAGTGCAGGAATCCGGTGATCTGTTCAAGCTGATTGATAATTTTGACGAAAAGCAGTATGCTTGTGTGTCTGAGATTGTTGCCCGGCTGGCCTTGATGAAGGATCAGAAATGGACCGGTCAGATATTGATCGAGCTGAACTGCAGTCAGGGCAATGTTGCTGATATGCATTGTAACCGGAAGGAAAAGGTGAGTTTTGTGAGGCGGAGAAAAGTTCGGAGTGGAGGGATACGATGAGTGATGGCGGGAGGTTTCAGTAATGACAAAACTTCTTGAAATTGTCAATTAAGTTGTGGAAAAATACTTGACACATAAAAAAAAATAATGCAATAATGGTTACAACATAAGCCAAAATTATGTTTATGGTTACCGACCGGCCCTGAAAAGGTTACTGCGAGGCCCATAGTAAATGAGATTGCGGCGAAACTGATTTGACAAAATAACGTCGGGTTACTGACCAGACCTACATAAAGGTTACTGAGATGCCCCGGATAGAGCGACACAGCTCTGTCCGGGGTTTTTGCGTTTATGACTACCACACAAGAGCAGTTGGACAGCGTACAAGCGATGATTGCCACGATTGAGGGCGGCGCACAGTCTTTTTCCATTAAAGATCGGTCCACGAATTTACCGAGTCTTGAGACTCTGTATGAGCGGGAAAAATATCTACAGCGAAAGCTTACCCGTGAAAGTCGAGGCGGCGGAATCCTGGTAACCGGAGGCACGCCGACATGAGGTTTAAACCGCCGAAACAGACCAGGCTTGACAAGGCCATTGTCTACCTCAATCCGGTTTTAGGTGTAAAGCGGTACCGGGCAAAATGCGCTGTTGCTCTAGCCGAGAGTTATCGGGGGGCATCTAAAACAAGGCGGTCTCTTTCTCAGTGGTCAACCAGTGACGGTGATGCTGATTCTGACATCCTGCCAGAACTTCCGGACCTGCGAGAGCGGTCCAGGGATCTGATCAGGAATAACGCTCTGGCAAAGGGGTCTGTGTCAACCAAGGTCACGTCTGTTGTCGGCGGCGGGCTTACTCTGCAGGCCAGGATTGACAGAGATGTGTTGAACTTGACCCAAGAGCAGGCCGACGCATGGGAACGAAAAACTGAGGCCGAATGGCTGCTTTGGTCGGATTCAAAGGATAGCGACATTGCCCGGACCCTTAATTTCCGGGAGCAACAGGCGTTAGCTTTTTTGTCGGTACTTGAAAACGGTGACTGTTTTGTCCTTACACCGCAGAGACAGGTTCAGACATTACCGTACAAAACCAGGCTGCAGCTCATTGAGGCAGACCGGGTGAGTAATGAGAGCAGCAAGCAGGACACAGACCGGCTGTCGGGCGGGGTGCAAAAAGACGTTTTTGGAGCTCCTGAGTTCTATCACATCCTCAAAGGTCATCCGGGCAATCTGTATGCAACCATCAACGAATGGTCGAAAGTTCGAGCGTTTGGAAAGAAGACTGGTCGGCGCAATGTTCTGCATCTGTACAACAAGTTGAGGATCGGGCAGTCTCGGGGTGTTCCGGATTTGGCACCGGTGATGGAAGCCCTAAAACAGCTTGGAACATTTACACAATCTGAGCTTGACGCCGCGGTGATCAGCTCATTTTTTACCGTTTTCATCAAGTCTGAGCATAGTGACGAGCTGGACACGGTCACCAATATGGGTGATGAGACCGGAGCAAAATCATCTGACAAAGATTTCAAAATGGGTCCGGCGTCGATGCTTGAGCTTGAGCCGGATGAAGAGATAGAAATTGCGGACCCGAAACGACCGAATCAAGCGTTTGAACCGTTTTTTATGGCGATCACTACACAGATTGGTGTTGCCCTGGAGCTACCGAGAGAGATTTTGATAAAGGCTTTTACATCTTCTTACTCGGCAGCTCAAGCGGCTTTGTTGGAAGCATGGCGGTTCTTTATGGCCCGTCGTCAATGGCTGATCGACAACCTGTGCCAGCCAATTTATGAAATCTGGTTGACCGAAGCGGTGGCCATGGGCCGAATAGCAGCCCCCGGTTTTTTGAATGATCCGTTGATTAGAGCGGCTTATTTGGGTGCCGATTGGGTCGGACCTCCACGGGGTCATATCGACCCAGGCAAGCAGAACAAGGCCGACGCTGAAGCTGAAGACCGGGGTTGGAAAACAGCAGCCCAAAATACTCAGGAACGAGCTGGAAATTGGGAGAGAAATATTGTCCAGCGAAAAAAAGAAGTAAATGCCAGCCGTGACGCTGGGCTTATTGAAGAGGTGGAGCATGGAAACGCAAATCAAGCTGAATGAGGCGAAATGTTCAAAGTTGGTGATGGAAGCTCCTGTTCTCTTTGCAAAAGAGGGCGAAGGGAATTCCGCTGATTTTGAGATTGAAGCATATACCGGTGCGGCCGTTGATCGATGGTGGGGAAAACTCGCTATTGATATTAACGGAATCAAAGCCAAACAAAGCATGCCGATTCTGAGAGACCACGTAAGAAAAGACATTGTAGGCTTTTCGCTGAAAACTTGGGCTGATGACAGTTTTAGGCTGGCTGGAAAGTTCTCGAAAAACACTGAGGCGGCAAAAGAGACCAGAAGTTTGGCCGAAGAGGGTTTCCCCTGGCAAGCTTCGATTGGTGTGTTGCCGTTGACCATTGTTGAGATCAAGTCTGGCACTTCAATGTCTGTTAATGGCAATGTGGTGGAGGGACCTGCAGAAATATGGGTCGAATCAGAGGTGTGCGAAACATCATTTGTGCCGCTTGGCGCAGATGGAGGAACGTCGGTTGCGATGTTAACCAAATTTGATGAATTGGCTGAAGAGCCAGCAGAAGATAAGGAGGCAGATGATATGCCGATTACTCTTGAAAAACTGAAAAAGGATGCCCCTGAGCTTCTTGAGCAGATTCAGAAAGACGCTCGCGAAGAAAGCTTTAAGGCCGGAAAAGAAGAGGGGCTAAAAGAGGGCAGGAAAGC